AAACATTTATAGTAGGACAATACGAAGACAATCCGGTCTATGTAATTCCTGACGGAAATCTTGATGCAGATACAGTCACTGTAAAAGTTTATAACTCAGTTACTTCAACATCTTCTACTACATATCAAAACATTATCAATGCTACTACTATTACTCCTACTTCGACCATATACATTTTAAAAGAATCTCCGAATGGTTATTTTGAATTATCATTTGGTGATGGAGAAACATTTGGCGTTGCTCCTACTGCAGGTACAAGAATCGAAGTCGATTATATTTCTACAAGCGGTAATACAGCAAACGGAGCATCAGCATTTAGTTCAAATCAAACTTTTACATTTGGCACAACAAATACGTTTACAAGTTCATTAAGTGTTAGTACTGTATCGAACAGCGTAGGCGGTGATACAAAGGAAACCATAGAATCTATTCGTAAAAATGCACCATTTCAATATGCTACACAAAATAGAATGGTAACTGCAGAAGATTATACGTCACTTATTTTAAGAAAATTTTCTACATTCATCGATGATATCGTATCGTTTGGTGGAGAAGATGCAGCTGATCCTGAATTTGGTGCGGTCTTTACTTCAATTAAATTTAAAGATGATGTAAGTAATGATACACAACTAACGAAAAAACGTGAAATAATTGGGCTTGCTTCTCAGCTAGCTATTACTTCATTTAATCTAAGATTTATTGATCCTATTACTACAACTATCGAAGCCGACGTATTCTTTCAATTCAATCCAAAACTAACAGATACCACAGAAAATCAAATTGTTTCTTCTGTTCAAAGTGTTATATCAGATTATTTTAGTTTGAATACCGGTAAATTTAAACAGTCATTTAGAAGATCAAACTTGTTATCTTTAATTGATGACATTGATCCTGCTATTCTGTCTTCGCGGGCTGATATAAGAATGCAAAATAGATTTACTCCGAGCGCACCATCGATAGCTACGGTAGTGCAAAATCTGACTTTAAATGGTTCAGGTGTCGCTACTATTTCTGCGGCTAATGTAGCTATCGTAGTAGACTTAGTAACTTCTGAAAGATACAAAGATGCTACCAACCATTTAATTTCAAATTCTACAACACAGTCGACAAATTATGCCGGTGTATTATCGGCTCTGACAGCAGCTTCTTCTACTTCATCACAGACATTAAGATATCCGGTCGCTATTTCTGAACCAAGTAATATTGATTATGTCGTAACAAGTAATCAGTTTGTTTATGAAGGCAAAACAGCGTTCCTTAGAAATAAACTATCAGATACTGCTATTCAGATTGTTGCGGTTGCTGGTGAAGAAATCATATTAGATAGCGTAGGTTCTTATAATCCTACTGCAGGAACTGCTAGCATAAATTATTTTAACCCTACATCAATTATTGGTGGCGATGAAATTAAATTAGCTGTAGTACCTGCTAATCCTTCTGCTATATCACCAACAAGAAATGAAATACTATCTCACGATCCTTCAAGATCACTAGTTAAAGCTGTAATAGTCAACGCGGTAAACTAATGCCAAATTATAAAGATAAAACATTATTTGATAATAACAGAATAGATCTGAATTTTCAGAGGGCTGAAATAGATAATGTTTTGCCTGAATATTTTGGTATTGATTTCCCAAAACTAAAAGCATTATTTGATGCTTACTATGATTGGATGGATTCTGCCGATAATCCTTCTGGTAAAATTAAAAGATTATATGAAACAAGAGATGCTACTCAGACACCAGAAGCTAATTTACCATTCTTAGAAGATGAATTGCTTTTAGGCCAATCTTATTTTGGTGGCTTTCAGAATAAAAGAGAAGCTATTAAGTTTTCAAATCTTTTATATAGATCAAAGGGTACAAAGTATTCTATACAACAATTCTTCAGAGGATTCTTTGGGCAAGATCCCGATATCATATATCCGAAAGAAAATATATTTAAAGTCGGGCCAGAGGTTGATTTTAGTTTAGACAGTGCTAATACTTCGGGCGCTCAGATTAAATCACCGGCTTCTCAGATAGGTCCTGACTCACAAAGATTTTTGACTGATGATAAACTATATCAAGTAATGTCTATACTTATTCGTGTAGGTGTTTCGGTGAATGATTGGCGAGATGTTTACAAACTGTTTGTGCATCCAGGCGGGATCTTCTTAGGTTCAGAACTTTTATTGGAATTAGTAAATGACAATACGCTTGAAGATCAGTTGGGTGCCGGCGATACGATTGTTGAAAATGTACAAAGAACATTTGTTGCAGAACTTGATGCAGCCGCTAATATTAACACATCACTTCTTGTTGACGGAGATGATGATTACATGATTCACAGGCAGAACATTAATCAGTTTATGGGCACTATCAGTGATGTTAAAATTACTGATACACAAGGATATAGCCTTGAAGAATTGTTGGATGTTAGTTCTTCAACTATGGATGATTCTGATACGTCAGCAACATACTTTACATCAGCCAAATTCGATGAAGAAATGTACGGATCTGATAGTGATCTTGTTGTATCTAGATTTGATGAAGGCAAAATGTGGACACTATTTGATTCTGAAAATTCAGCAGACTCGGACAACTATGTTCCATAAACGTTATAAATAGTTTCAATTAAGTAAGCGAGATAAAAAATGGCTAGACGCACAATTAATACTGGAAGTCAGGCGAATGACGGAACAGGCGATACGTTACGTACTGCCGGTATTAAAATGAATTCAAACTTTGCAGAATTATATTCTCGCCTTGGTGGCGATTCATCAAGTGTCGGTACAACTAATTTGACTGATAGTGGTTTAGATTTTGTAGGTACTTCTTTTGTTGCAAAAATAGGATTTGCACAACCTACGGCCGAAAGAAGCATTGATTTCCCAGATGCTACTGGTAATGTTATATTAGATACCGCTACACAGACTTTGACTAATAAAACTATTAGCGCAGATAATAATACATTATCAGGAATTGCTGCTAGTAGCTTTGTCGTATCAAACGGTTCAGGTAATATTGACGGATCTGCTTCTGCTAAAGCTATTCCAACAGGCGTTGTTGTTGGTACTACTGATACTCAAAGCTTAACAAATAAAACACTCGGTGCCGGAACTATTATTTCTGCTGGAGCTGCTATTACATCTCCAAAAATTACTACTGGAATTAATGATGCTAATAATAACGAAATAATTAAATTTACTGCGACAGGTTCTGCTGACAATGAAATTACGGTAATTAATTCAAACGGCGGTGCACCACAAATAGAAGCTACAGGTGCTAGTACAAATATTAATTTAAATGCTAGATCAAAAGGAACTGGTGCAGTAACTATAGATAAGCTTGCTATAGGAGTAGATACTGCTATTAGTACTACATCAACTGCTTCTTCTACTGGCACTAATTATACTACAACAGGACTTATTACTGTTACTATCGCTGATGGTACCGTAGTAGGTGAAATAAAAATATTTACAAATATCGGCACGAGCACAGTAACTCTTGATCCAACATCGTTTGGTAATGCTAATCCGACTCATACTATAAAATTGACAGAAGCACAAGCTGTTATGTTAATGTGGGTGAATAGCAAATGGCATGTCATCGGCGGCGAATATACAATATCTGCATAGGAAATAAAAAATGGGTTCTATTTTAACAGATACATTAAAAGAAGATTTAGTACAAAAACTCTTCAATGAAAATGAAGGAACGCGGATTGGCGATTCTGATAATAAATTCTATATCGCAGTAGGCCGATCAGAAACGTGGAGTGATCCTGTCGATGCCGCTATTAATGACACTACTATTCCAAACTTTAATGTAAATAAAAAAGAAGAAAGAGATTTTAGATATAGAATGCAATCAGTAAAAGCTGTCGAAGCTTTTAGTTGGGTAGTACCTAAAAGAGATTGGACATCAGGTGATGTTTATTATGAGTTCAGTGATTATGAAATTACTAATCATCCGGCTGCTCAAAGTCCATATGTTATCACTGAAGATAATAACGTTTATCTTTGCTTTCGTTCTCATAAAAACGATGCAGGTGAAGAACAACCATCGACAATAAAACCGGATCATACTGATGGTACTTTAACATTAGAAACTGACGGTTATATTTGGAAATATTT